GCGCTGGTCATTGGGGTTCCGATCCCTGTTGTTGTGATATTTACGGCGTGTGCGTCTATTGCGGGCGCTGCGCCCGGATCTGCGCGTTCACCGCGCGCACCATCGCCGCCTCGATCACCGGCAGAAGCTCGACCGCGGCGCGTGGGTCGAGCCCGCCGGCCGTGGCCATGGCCAGCACCGCGCCCATGTCCCAGCCGAGTACCGCGCCCTCGGCGACCCGCAGCTGGCCGGTGGCCGCCTGCGCGATATCCCAGGCCAGCGCGCCCTCGCGCGTCAGCGGCGCGTTTTGCCGCGCCGGGCAGGCTTCGCAGACTTGCGGGCAGATTTGGGTGCAGTTGTTGCAGTATTGCGCGCCCCCGCCGAAGTGCCACTCGGCGAGGACGCTGAGGCGTTTTTTTCCTGCTCCAGATGCAGGCCCGGGGCCACGTAGCGCAGCTGGAACGCCTCGAAGATCGGCACGATCTCCAGCAGCGCGTCGAGCCCTTCGGGCGAAAGCGCGGCCGGGGCATCGTCGGCATCATGCACGCCGGCCCAGTCATCCACGGCCACACGGGCCAGCGCCTTGGCCAGCGCGATGCCGCGCCGGTTCGCGCTGGCCTCCTCGGGCAGATCCGCAAGGATCGGCTCCTCGCGGGCCCGGTTCATCAGCGAGGTGGTGACAGGGGCCACGCGCAGCTGCACGCCGTGGCCGAGATCGAGCCAGTCGGGGGTCGCGTTCAGGTCGAGACGGATCATCAGGGATCTCCATGGGTTGGGACATCGTTGAGAAGCGCGACCTCGAGCATCACGCCCGCCGCATCGGCCGCCGCGCGCCAGTCGAAACTCGCCTCGACCCCGGCCGGGCCGGTGATCGAATATTTGGGCTTGGGCAGGTAGACCCGCGGCAGGGTGAAGCTGAGCGCGTAGCCCTCGGGCATCGCAAAGCCGTAAACCAGCGCGACCGGATCGCCGCTGGCGGCCTCGGCCATCAGCGTCTGGCCATCGAAGCGCACGGTCAGCGAGCCCTCGCAGGTGGCGAGGGTGGGATCGGCGCCATCGATGCGGCCATCCTCGCGAATGGACCGCACCCGCTCGATGCCGTTGGAGAAGGTCAGCGATCCGGCGGTGACACCCGCCAGCGGTGCGCCGGCGCGCGCAATGCGCCCGCGCCCCTGGCTGAAGCGGCGCAGCGCAAAGGCGGCGGGGTTTGCCTCCAGCGTGGTGCCGGCAGTCTCCTCGCCCTGCGCCACGACCGAGACGGTGGCGTTGGCCGGCCCTTCCTGGCCCATCTGGAACGACAGCTCCTCCAGCACCGCGCCCGCATGGCGAAAGAAGACCGGGGTGGTGAGCTTGGGGTGCCCGATCTCGATCAGGAAGGACGGGATGCTGTCGGCCCCGCTGCGCCAGACATGGCGATAGCCGCCGCCGGTGAGCGTGGGGGCGGAACGCTTTGCAGTTGAGGCGTCCAGCGTAAAGGCGTTGCCGTCCGGGCCGGTGGTGTCATGGGTGATCACCAGCGCCGTGTCGTCCTCGACCGTGTAGCTCGCGACCGCGATGGCGGGATCGGTGGCGGCGTTGAGGTCGGAGGCCAGCGCCGCAAGCGTATCGGCCAGCGTCGCGCCGATCTCGGTCTCGTCGCCGGCCGCAACGACGGCAACAAGGGTCCATGTCACCCCGTTCAGCGTGAGCGTGTCGCCCGCCGCGGGGGTCTCCGAGAAGGTGATCCGCCCGGTCGCCGCCTGCGGCGTGGTCTCCGGATCGCCGAACAGCGCCGTCATCCACCAGCCGGTGCCCTGCAGATCGAACGGGATCTCCAGCTGGCCCTCATCGGTGACCAGCCCGCGATACGGGTCCTGCGCGTTGCGCCCGCGCCCCAGAAGCGGGTCGTCGCCGAGCGGGATGCTCGCCGACAGATCCGCCGTCTTGAAATCGAGCGCCCGCACCGGGCCCGTGGTGGCCCCACCATATTGTGTCTCCCGCACCGCCCTGAGTGTGGCATCGGCGCCATAGGCGCGTTGCTTGCCCATGCTGGTCCTCCTGTGATGTTCGAAAATCTGCGCCTATCGGGCGCGCTCAGCCGGTCAGCGGATCGCTGACCTGGTATTCCAGCGTGACTGTCAGTGCCGCGGCCAGAAACGGCGCGCCGCCTTCCACTGGCACCGGCTGCAGGTCCGGCGCCGCCGCCGTCATCAGTTCAACGCGCCCGCCAAGGCTGTCGTCATGCGCCAGCGCGGCCCCGATGCGGGCCAAGAGCCCGTCGAGCGCCGCCTCCGCCGCGCCCGGCGGCATGAACGCCTCGATTTCCACGCGGTGCCGGTAATACGCGCGCCACGGACTCAGCGTCACATCCGGCTCGCCCGGATTGCCATCACGCACGATCACCAGCCCTTCGGCCGGGACCCGCTCGGGCAGCGTCGCATTGCGCCGCATCTCGGCGCCCGCGCGCGCGGCCAGCTGCGCTGTCAGCGCAGCAAGGATCGTCTCGCGGGTGGAGGGCATGGGTGGTCCTTCGCTGAAACTTGATCAATATTACGCGTCGGGCATAGGGCATAATGCTTGCCAATTCAGCCTCTAGCCCGTCACCCATCACTCAACGGTAGAGAGCGAGACCTAAAAAGAAAATCTTCGCAAAATAACCCGCCAAAGGCGAATGCGCGCAACATACCGGAGATGCACTTCTTGGGTGTGGATCTGAGGAGGCAGAATTGCAGTTTGCGCCTCAAAGAAACCTGCCCCTGGAGCCCAGAAACTTAGAGCGATGCAATACTGCAAAGATCCGTAATCACCTTCTAGGCTCCCAAGAACTCCAGTAAATACCTCTGAGAACTTGGTGCGCTCCCCCGGAGCCAGAATCGTCATTCGATCCCTCAAGCTCCATTCTCTACCACTTGTCCGAACAAGTGCCAGAATTTGATTGGGCAAGTCATCCCAATTGCTTGTGCAACGCAGAGCCTTTGCCACATCAGGCGACGCCGACTGGTAAGCGACAATATTGCTGATATAAACCGCTCTGTTCCCAATGTTGAGTAATTCAAAATCTGATGACAATTCAAAGGTTGGACCATCGACATTCAACTCGGCTGAGCCGTCAGGGTTTATGGTGCGCGCGTGGGTCTGGAGCGCCGCGATGGCATATTCTGGCCGAAAGGCATAGTAGGCAGTCGCCAAAGATACCAGTAACGCCACCACAGCCAGAGCGTCGCTTAGGGTCACTCGCAGTCTTCGTGGGGATCCCTTCATCATGCTATTTCCGCTCTTGTTGGGCATCCGATCATCACCATCCAAGTCTCCTTCAGGCGCTCCAGTTGCCGTACCCTATTGTGTAGACGCAGTTGGAAACGAACGTCTAGCCTTTTTTCGCGCAGTGGTCAGGGCGATTTCCGTCGAACCCAGTTCGCCACAATCAACCCCGGCAGCGCGTCATGTGCCCGCGCGGTTTCCCGGTCGAGGTCCAGCCGCTTCGGCAGCTTGACCTGCGGCACCAGCAGGAAGATCGGCACAGTGGTCAGGCCGCGTCCCGTTTTGGATCGCGAGGCCACCGCACGGCCACCCTTGTTCAGCCGCCCCTCGGCGACCAGAAGGCTCGGGCCGGAGCGGCGGTAGACGAAGCGCAGGCGCAGACCTGTTCTGCGTTCCCATTCGACCGGGGTGATCCGGCCGCCGCGGCGGGATTTGCCGGCGGCTGCCGTTGGGATCGTCAGCCAGAAGCCATTGCGCGAGCGGATCAGCGGCCCGGTATCATGGGCGCTGACGATGTCGGGCGCTTTCGACCAGACCAGCGCGGCTGCGTTCAGGCTGGGCTGACCTCTCGGATACTGCTCTCTTCGGATCGTGCGCGCCAGCCGCGTGCCCAGCCCCGCGCCGGTGATCTGCGCGCGCCATGCGGTCTTGAGGCTGGTCCCGGCCTCGCGCGTGGCGGCCGTGACGGCCTTTTCGCCCGCCCTGATTTCCGCCGCCATCACGGTGGCCAGATCGGGGGTGATGTCGAGTTTGAGCTTCATGGGGGTCACGCAGGCCGCAGGTCAATGGTCCAGATGAGCCGTTCACGGTCGCGCACCGGCTCGCCCTGAATGAGAAACGCCTCGCCATCCATCTCGACACGGTCGCCGGGGCGCGGTTGCACCACCTCGGCCACGCGCAGATCGATGCGTGTGGTTTCCGACCAGATGCGCGCCTCGCCGAAGCTGGAGACGTCATCCGCGCGGCGGGTGACCACGCGGATCAGGACGGGCGAACCCGCGTCCGCAATGTAGACCGCATCACGGGCGATGTTGGGATCGCCGAAGAGCGTATCGATGGCGAGGGCGAAGATCGACATGGCCTTACCGGTCAGTTCGAGCTGTGCAGGCGGATCGCCAGCCGCGGACGTTTGTTGACCGGCAGGATCGAGCTTTCCGTCATCAGGTCGATCCAGCGGCCCTTGGCGTCGATCATCTGGCGGGCATAGAGCGGCAGGCCGACGGTGTTGGCGGTCTCCAGCAGGTTGGCCGGCCCGCCATAGGAGGTGAAGGTGTCGAAGGTGCCAAGCGGGAACGCGATGCCCTCGCCCGCGGGGATCAGCCGCTCCGATGTGCCGTTCGACAGCGTGACCGAGCCGTTGTATTCCTCGAAGAGGATCCCCGCGAAGGGGAAAGCGCGGCGCATGTCCTCACGCAGCGGCTGGCCGCCGGTGGCCGAGTAGAACTTGTAGGCATCTTCGGTCTTGGGGTGGCTGATCAGCTTGTCGAAGAATTGCGAGCTGACCAGCGCGTGGGCGGTGGTCATGGTCTCGCCCAGCAGGTTGTCCTCGATCCCGCGCAGGGTCTCGCGGACCTTGCCCTGGATATTGGTGCCGGCCGTGCCGAACACGAAGTCGACGGAGATCCGGGTGAGCCCAAACTCGGTGAAGTAGTCGTAGAGCGTGGTGCCCGCACCGTCCTTCACGATACCGCGCAGCGCGTTCATCTCCATGTATTCGCGGGTCTGGGCATGCTTGCGGCGCATGAGCGTGAGCTTGCGGTTCATCACCTCGACCAGCGGATCCGCGGCGTCAGAGACGCCTAAGCTGGGCATGCCCTGGATGTCGGCGGGCAGGATCACGTCGTCATGCGGGATCCACGGCAGGGCAAAGCTGCGCATCGAGCGCTGCTCGCGGGTGCCGACGGTCGCGGGCGCGCCGAGCGGGACCGAGGGCAGCAGGCTGAGGACGCCCTCGCGCTGCTCGATCACGATGGAGCGTTGCGTGACGCCTTCGAAACGAAAGAGGCCGATCTGGCCGAGGCGGGTGTAGAGGTTGGGCAGGATGTTGATGGCCTGCGTCATCTCGGCGAGCGAATAGCCGCCCGCGTCGAAGGGGTTGCGGGTGAGGGTCATGGAGATCTCCGGGGAATGTGGGGAACGAACAGAGGGTCACTGCCCTGTCAGGCGGTATCGCGGGCGATGATTCCGAGGGCGGCCAGTTGGCTGATCTTGGTGGCGATCTTGGTCGCGTCATCGACGGTCCCGTCGTAAGCGAGTGCCGCGCGCGACACGATCGCGGGGCCGCGCACCAGCACCACCCCGACGGCATCGCCGGGCGTGGCATCGACCGCATAGAGCAGCACGGCTCCGGCGGTCTGTGCGCCGTCCGTGCCGCCGGAGGTGGCGAGCTTGTACTTGCCGCTGGCGGTGATGCGGCCGAGCACTGACCCGACCGGGTAGGCCATTCCGGCGAGCAGCGGGACGGTCTCGCGGGTGTAGTTCGGGTTGACCTCGTATTTGAGGACATCGCCCATCGTGGGCGGTTGGGTCAGAACGGGCATGTCGGGGATCCTTCAGGGCCATGAAACAAGGGAAATCCCCTGCCGGAGTGGTGCGGCGGGGGATCGGTCGGGCATTGGTTTGTCGGGAGGTCGCTCCAGGCGCAGCTTGGGCGTCAGGTGCGTTTGCCCGCGGCTGCGTCCCGCTTTGCCGCCGCGATGAGCGGGCTTTCCGTCGCCTGTGGCAGGACCGGCGACGGCGGCGCCGCCACGACGTCGCGGGCATCGGCAGCGGCACTGGCGCGTTGGAGCACGAGGCTGCGCAGGGCCTCGGGGGTTGTCCCTTCGCGCAGGGCTTTCGCGGCGTCGATAGCGATGCCGAGGCGGCCCGCCTGAGCGGCGATCTCGGTGATCTC